GCCCCCGCCCCCGACCTGACGCCGTACCTCACGAAGGCCGACGCCGCCTCGACGTACTTGGGCATCAACGCCAAGGCGAAGACCGCAGGAACGGCGGATACGGTGCCTTGGACGGGCGTGAGCGGTAAGCCCAATCTCGTTCGTAGTGTCAACGGAATTTCGCCGGGAACTGATGGGAATGTAACTATTCCTATTCCGGCACGGATGATGCCTAACTATGGATCGTACGTTCAAATTGGTGCAGGGGATTACACTCCGAGCGAAGATGGTTGGCTGAGACTCGAAAATATGAATAGCGGTGACTATACGGGCGGGAAAGTCATACACAAAGCCAGCGGTGCCTTAATTCTTGAGTTCTATCAAAACAGATACCCTGGGAATGCGACAATGATGCTCCCTGTACGAGCCGGAGAAACATATACCGTTAGTAATCCAGGCAAGATTTATTTCCATAAAATGATGTGAATATTATGACCCAAAGATACAAGATTCAAAATGAGAACACCAAAGAGGTGCTTATTGCCATTGGTGAGGACATCGAGTGGTTCGAAGCAATGGGTTATACGGAAGTTGGAGAAGTAGAGCAAGCCTACGATGGACGCTATTACGTCGCGGGCTATGAGCCTGAGATTCCAGATGAAGAGTTGGAGGCAAGGCATCTCGCAGAAGCAAAGCGCGAGAGAGCTGAGCAGGTTGGCGCAATCCTCGTCGAGGTCGATGGGATGGTCTTTGATGGTGGAGAGCGTGCCCAAACTAGAATGGGGAACGCTATTCGCGCGGCTGAGATTTCAGGGCTCTCGTCTTTCGACTGGGTGTTGGCAAACGACGAGGTCGCGACAGTCACGCTTGAGCAACTGAAAGAGGCGTTTGCAAAGTCCGTAGGGACAATGTGTGAGCTCTGGCCTAGACCTTACGAGCGGGCATAACGGCGTTAACTATCGAGAAAGTTGGCACCCCCGCTCTAGGCGATAGGACGATCCTCAATCGTGCGTCAGCGTTAAAGAACGTTTCTTTTGGAACATCGTTGTAAGGCGATAGCCACCGGACTTGATGGCACGAAGCAAACGCACTTTTACGCTCGTCGGTAGGCGTCTGCGGCAGGCTCGGTCTCCGATGTTCGATGGGCCATCAAGCGTCCAGACGCAAGCCGAAAGCAATCTATGCGGAGGGAAACGTTTCGCGAAGTCGGAGTAAGGACAGAACAGCCAGTCGTCGACGGGAGCCGGTATCGGCATATAGGTAGCTAATGCGTAGGCAGCGGCTTCGCGATGAATCAGATACGCAAAGGTGCAAAGCGGTGTTGGCTGGATGATCCGAAACAATTCCGTGTCATGAACTGGATAGTTTTCTCCGACAGTGAACGTTTGACGGGACCCGTGGAGCTGGATGACGTGGACCCCTTGAGGAATCCAATCGGAAGAGGTAGCGAACAGCTTGAAGCGGGGCGATAGGACGATGTCGTCCTCCATGATCAAGCCCCATTCGCAGTTGCTTTTTACGAGCTTTTCCCAACAGGCTGCGTGCGATAGGAAGCATGCAATCTCAGTTGGCCACAGCGCTTTTCTGAAGACGAATTTCTCGGGGGCATCGTAGGGGGCCTCTAGCCGGGCGAGTTCCTCAGAACTCAATTTACGACCGTCTATAGCGTGGATGCGTTGGAAGGAGAGGCCCTGCGCGGAAAGTTGTTTTGAAATCGATTCTAGGCGCTCGGCCGAGCGATCAAGGTTAACCACTAAACGAAGAATGTTGGTTGGGGGGGTAACATCTTGAAACATGTTTGATATGGGTGCAAAAAATGGCTCACGGTTGTTGGCTCACCCATGAGCATGGTACGTATACATAACTTTATCACACCGCCTTTAGGCGGTTTTTTTGTATGTGGGGTTTGATTGTCAAGGCGCTGAAAGATGCGCTCAAGGAAAAGGTGACTGAAATGACGAAAGAAGAAGTGAAGGAATGGCTCGACAAGCTCGGCGTCAAGGTCGAGGAAGTGACGGACGAGCTCATCGCCAAGGTGGAAGCCCAGAAGGCTCTGCTCGATGCGGAGACCCGTCGCAAGACGCGCCTCTTCTGGGGACCGGTTGGGCTTTTGATTGGCGCGGTCGTCGGCTATGTTTGCGCGGCCTTTTTCTGAGAACTGCGGGGTTTTTCTTTTCTTTGAGCTTCGCGTCCCTAAACCAACATCGACTCCCCTGAGGATATCCCTCGGGGGATTTTTTTGTGCGTGTGTGCTTGAAGTCTCGTCAGAGACTCAAGGCATGCGGGAGGTTGCATGCCATACAGAGATTTGAGTGACGGGCAGATTCTGGCCGCTGCAACTGGTTTTGCGGCGATCTGCGGTTGGCTTTCGTACCTGCTGAAGGTACAGGAAGGAAAGGCTTTCACATGGCGAGAGTTTTTGCTTCATGGTGCGATCAGTGCTGTGTGCGGTTTGATCTGCTACGAGGTGCTTTTTTACGAAGGGTTCCCGCCGCAGTTGTGTGGGGCCTTGAGCGGCATGGCTGGGTGGGGCGGCACGCGGGTGATCCGTCTTCTTGAGGTTGTTCTGCAGAAGCGCCTTGGTCTGGATAAGGAGGATTTGAAATGAAGAATTTTGGCGAGTATTCGGCTGCGTCCGCGATGGACTTCATTGAGGCGTGGGAAGGGTGTCGCTTGCAGGCGTACAAGTGTCCTGCTGGCGTTTGGACGATCGGTGTGGGGCACACGAAGGGTGTGACGGAGCATGACGAGATCACCTACGAGCAGGCGAGGGAGCTGCTACGACAGGACGTCGAGGAGGTCAAGCGAGGGCTTGCGCCTTTCGTCAATGTTCACGTGACTGAAGGGCAGTTCGTGGCATTGGTGAGTCTGGCTTTTAACGTGGGCGTGAGCTACGTCGTTCACCAGTGTTCGCGCCTCATGCGTGCACTCAATGCTGGAGATGCGGAGGCGTGTGCTCACGAATTTCTCGATATCAACCGGGCAGGCGGCAAGGTGCTCGCGGGGCTGACCGAGCGCCGCCGCGCCGAGGCAAAGCTCTTTCTTTCGGAGGCCTAGACGATGATTTATCTGAAGTGGTTGGCACTCATGCCCGCGTCGTTTTTTATGGCAATCATTGGCCGCCTTCTCGCGCCCATCCTGCCCTTCTTCGTGGACAAGGAAACGCATCGTCTGCCGAGGTGGCTGTCGTGGTTTGCTACTGACGACAACGACGCGGATGGGGATGCGGGCCATTGGGAGCGATGGCCGGGCACTGATCCTTGGTCGACGTACAAGCGCCGCCTTGCGTGGCTTCTGCGCAACGTTTGCTACGGCTTCGACATCGATGTTCTCGGCGTTCGCGTCTATCCGACTGACGACTGGGAAGTTCGAGGCAACGAGGACGCCTCCGACACGAACGGCGTGTCAGGCACGTGCCGCAGGCGTTGCCGCCGCGATGGGAAGCTCATCGCGTTCCAGCTGTACTACATCAAGCACTACAGGTTGCTCGGCAGGCCGTGCTGTGTGCGGATCAACGTGGGTTGGAAGCTGTGGGGATCCCGTGACAAGTGTGCTCAGTACGTCGGGATCTACCTGAATCCCGTGAAGGGATGGAAGCTGTGAGCTAGACGCCACAGAAGTGAAAAAGCCGCTCGGTTGTGGCGACCGAACGGCTCATAAGACCCAAAACGCGAAAGGTGTCTATGGGAGACATTTTACCAAATTTGATTGCCGCATTGCGGCTTGGAGAGTTGATGATGGAAGAGGAACTGACGTGGCAGGCTGTCGGGATGTAAGTCGTTTTC